TCCCTGCTTTGTTCGCGCAACCCGAATGGAGGAACCCCTGATGGGGGCAACCGACCAGATGATCGCCCGCTACATGGCCGAGATCGAGGAGCGGCAGCAGTTCGTCGACGGGATCTTCACCGCCGCCGAAGGCAAAGACCTCTCCGACGAGCAGCTCGCCCTCGTCAACGACACCAAGAAGCGGATGGACGAGGTCAACCAGAAGATCGAGCCGCTGATCGAGATGCGGCGCATTTCCGGCGACTCGTCCGAGCGGATCGCCCAGCTCGCGAAGTTCATGCAGAACAAGCCGGAGCAGGGCAACGTCGAGTACCGGTCGGCCGGCGAATGGATGGTCGACCACCTCGCCGCCGCCACCGGCTCCGTCTCGGCGAAGGAGCGGCTCGACATCTACACACGCGCCGCAGCCCACCAGACGACCGCGGACAACCCCGGCCTGCTGCCGGTGCAGATCCTCGGTCCGCTGATCAACTTCGTCGACGAGTCCAGGCCGCTGGTCGGGTTCTTCGGACCCCGTCAGCTGCCGTCCGGGTCGTGGTCGAGGCCGAGGATCACGCAGCACACCCAGATCGGGGCGCAGTCGGCAGAGAAGACCGAACTCGCAAGCCGCAAGCTCTTGATCGATTCCGTTCCGATTTCCGCGAAAACGCTCGGGGGGTACATAAACCTTTCGAGGCAGAATCAGGCCTGGGCGAGCCCGCCGATCATGGACATCGTGGTCTCCGATCTCGCCGGCCAGTACGCGATCGAGTCCGAGAACGAGTTCGCGGACGCGCTGATGGCCGCAGCCACCGCCGAGACCGCCCTGCCGACGGGTGCGGCGACGGCCGCCCAGGTGTCCGCGGCCCTCTGGACGGCTGTCGGGAACGTCTACACGGCCACGAAGGGCATCGGCCGGCTCTTCCAGGCCGTCAGCCCGGACATGCTCGGACTGCTCGGCCCGCTGTTCGCGCCGGTCAATCCGACCAATTCGCAGAGCCAAGGCTTCAACGCGGCAGACATCGGGTCCGGCGCCGTCGGGTCGATCTCCGGTGTGCCGGTGATCGTGTCGTCCGGCCTGAACGCCGGCTCCTGGCTCGTCGGGTCGACGGCGGCCGCCGAGGTGTACGAAGACCGCATCGGTGTCCTGACCGTGATCGAGCCTTCCGTGCTCGGCACCCAGGTCGCCTACGGCGGCTTCTTCACCGAGGTCGTGCTCGTCCCGACGGCCCTGCGGAAGATCGCGAAGACCCCGTGAGCGTCTTCGACGACCCGAACCGGGAAGCAGTCGGATTGGAGCCGGCGTGGGTCGAAGGCACCGGCGGCGCAGCCGGTGAGGTCACCCCGACGGATGACGGGCCGTCTGCGGACACCAGCGGCGGCAGAGACCAGCTCGACTCGATGACGAAAGCCGAACTGCTCGACCTCGCGAAAGAGCGGGGCGTGTCGCCGGCGAACAACGACATGACGAAACAGGAACTGATCGACGGCATCCGGGCGGCCGGCTAGGGCGATGGCATACGCGGACGTCACGGAACTCGCGATGCTGTTGAGGCTCGACGCCCCAACAGCCCAGCAGACCGCGGCGATGCAACGCGCCCTCGACGAGGCGGCGGAGGAGATCGACTGGGAGCTCGGCTACACCACCGACCTCCCGGCCCCCTCGCCTCCGCCCGCCCTCGTCGTCGGCGTCAACCTGAACCGTGCTGTCGAGCACTGGCGGCAGTCCTACAGCCCGTTCGGGGTGATCGGCGTCGGCTCCGAGTCGGAGCCGATCGTCACCGCCCGCAACAGCTGGTACCGCCATGCCCGCACCCTCGCCCCGCTGAAAACGACCTACGGGGTTGCCTGAAGTGTCGGCGGCGACCTGGACGCTGGCGGAGGCGCAGGCCGCGATCGCCGACAGCCTGCAACCCCTCACGATCATCGTCGAGGGGTTGCAGGTGTACGGGTTCATGAACACCAACCCGACCCCGCCGTCGCTGGACGTCTTCCCGGGTGATCCGTTCCAGACCGGCGCGGGGTTCGGCGTCGGCTCGACGCAGGTCTGGTTCACCGTCCGAGCTCGCGTCTCGACCGCCGACCAGGAAGCCGGCCAAAAGCTGCTGCTGCGCCTGCTCGATACGCATGACCCGGCGTCCGTCGAGGCGGCCCTCTGGGACGCCGGGGTCGTCTCTCCCGAGGGTGTGTCCGGGTTCCGCGAGTACCTCGAGGACACCGCAACAGACGGCCGGCTGCTCGGCTGCGAATGGAGAGTGAGCCTGTTCCTATGACCACCTACAAAGTCACCGGGCCGACCGCGTTCCAGGGCCACAAGCCGGGCGAACAGTTCGACGCCGACCTCGACGAGAACGTCGAGCGGCGGGCGATCGCGAGAGGCTCGATCAAGAAGACCACCGCCAAGAAGAAGGAGGACGACAGCGATGCCTAAGCGGATCGCCCTGAAAGACTCGGTCGAGGTCGACTCGGTCGACCTCAGCGATTTCGCCCGGTCGGTCCGGTTCACGTCCGAGCACGAACAGGTCGACGTGTCCGGCTTCAACCCGACCGGCGCGAACGAATACCTGGCCGGCACCACCACCCAGAACGTCACCGTCGAGTTCTTCGGCTCCTACGGGACCGGCGAGGTGCACGCGACGCTGTACCCGATCCACAAAGACCGCGAGGTCGTCCCGTTCGCGTGGCGGCCCGACCAGACCACGCCGGCTTCGGCGACGAACCCGGAGCTGCGCGGCAACGTGCAGATGCTGTCGTACGGCCCCGGCGGAACGAGAGGCGACGTCGACACGTTCGAGGCGACGTTCATCACCGCCGACGCCGCCGGCCTCGTCTTCGAAACCACCCCGCTCCCCTAGCGCTTTGCCGGAGTACGTCGTCCACTACCGCGAACTGATCCGTGGGCTGAAGCAGCTCGAGGCGGCCGAGCGCCGCAACGTCCGCGTCGAACTACGGCACATCGGTGATGCCGTCAAGAACGACGCCGCCGGCCGGATCGCCCCCAAGTCCGCCAAAACCGCCGCCGGCTTCAAAGTCTCCGTCAGCCAGCGGTCGGTTGCGGTCTACCAGTCGTTGAAGAAGACGACCGGGAAACACCCGGAGTGGGGCGGCTACCAGATCCGTCACGCCCTGCTGCCCGCCCGCCGCGACAACGAGGTCGAGACCCATGTTGCGTTGGAGCGGGCGTTGGACAAAGCGGCGTCGGCGTTCAACCGGGCAGGCATCGGTGGCTGACTTCGTCGTCGTCGAAGGCCTGAAGCCGTGGGACGGCACCTACCCGTTGGACATCGACGAGGCGCCGCTGACAACGAGGGAGTGGGGGTGGATCAAACGCCTGACCGGCTACCTGCCGGCCGACTTCACCCTCAACGACCCCGAGGTGATCTGTGCGCTGGCCGTGGTCGCGATGCACCGCGCCGGACGCGTCACGACCGTAGAGGTGCCCGCCACCTTCGAACGGATCGTCGACGCCCCCTTCGGCCCGACGATCCGCCTCGAGGCAACCGACGAGGCGGGTGATGCCGACGACCCCCCACACCCAGCCGGCGCGACCGGCTCGAACGCGACCTCTTCTGGAAACGGTTTAGCGCCGAGCTCGGAGACCTCGGGCCCCGCCCGGAGCAGCACTGGGATCCCCGCCTCGGCTTCTTCGGTCTCCGACCCGGAGACGTTGGTGACATGACACCCGACCAGCTCCTCGGCTGCGTCGACCTGTTCGCCGCCTTGCACGGGGGCGGCTGACAGTTGGCGAAGTCGGTCCGCGTTGATGTTGTCGCGGATGTCGCCCAGTACGAGCGGGCGTTGCGGAAGGCGGCGGCCGATACCAAGAAGTTCGAGCGGGCCGTCTCGCGGTCAACTCGGGAGGCGCAGGCCAGCACGGGTGCGTTCAAGGGGCTAGGGAAAACGATCACGGCGACGGCGGCCGGGTTCTTCGCGTTCCAGTCCGGCACCGAGATCCTCAGCGGCGCCGTCAACGCGCTCCGCACCTCGATCAGCGCGGCCCGCGACGCCCAGGTCACGCAACGCCAGCTTGCGACCCAGCTGGCCGACGTCGGCGTCCAGTTCGGGGTTGTCCAGGACAAGATCGAGAAATCAAACTCGGCCTTGTCGAAGCTGTCCGGGTTCAACGTCGACGAGCTCGAGCAGTCACTCACCTTGTTGGTCAGGTCGACCGGTGACGTCAACGCCTCCCTAAAGCTGAACCAGGTGGCCGTCAACGTCGCCCGCGGCACCCACAAAAGCCTGACTGTGGCCGCGAACGCGCTCGCGAAGGCGTACAACGGCCAGACCGGGGCGCTGAAACGGCTCGGTGTGACTCTGCCGCCAAATGTGAAAGGGATGCGGGCGATCACCTTCGTCGCGCAGAAGTTCGCCGGGCAGGCCGCCGCGAGCACAACCAGCACGCAGAGCTTCCAGGGGTCGCTGCACGACGTCGAGATCACGATCGGGACCGCGCTGCTGCCGCTGATGGACAAACTCGCCAAGAAAGCGACCGAGGTCACCGACAGCTTCAACAAGTTCGCGGAGAAGGCGAAACAGCCCGGCACCCCGCAACACACGGAGGTGTCGAACCTGCGGGCGCTCGGGACGGCGTTCGGGTTCGTCGCAGGGCAAATCGACAAGGCGGTCGGTGCGGCGGGCGGCTGGATGCAGGTGCTGCCCGGCCTGAAGCAGCTCAGCGGTGCCGGATCGCTGCTGAGCCTGTTCGGTGTCAGCGGCGGCAGCAACGTGCCGCCACCGCACTCCGATGTCGGGTTCCGCGACCCCGACCTGACCGCCCGGCTGAAACGGGCAGCAGACCAGCAGCAGGCGCGGAAAGCTCTTTCGGTCAAGCAGCGAAACGCCTGGTTCGACGCGATGATCGGCCGTCTGCAACTGAGGGCCGGTGTGACGACGGACCTCGACAAACAACTCGCGATCTACCGGGAGATCGCGGCGAAGCTGCAGGCGAGGATCAAAGTCACCAACGACATCACCCGGCTGCACAAGCTCGAAGACGAGGCGTTGCAGGTGCAGGCGCAGATCGCCGCCGACGTCGCCCAGAAACGCCAGCAGGCGATGGAGAACCTGCTGGGCGGCGCCGACATCGCGCTCCTGCAAGCCGACCTGACGAAAGGGCTGACCGACAACCTGGCCGCATTGGAGCTGCAACGACAACTGATCGTCAAAGCAATCCAGAAATACGGCGCCACGAAAGAACTGCAGCTGAAGCTGATCCAGAACCAGATCGACAGCCAAGGCCTCCACGAGCAGATGGCGGAACAGGCCAGGGAAGCGGCCGAACAGGCAAGGCAGGAGAAGATCGGCTGGATGGAGTTCGCGTACGAACGCGCCCAGGCAACCAAGACGGTCGCCGACGACCTGAAAAGGGCGAAGGCCCTGTTGGCGTACTGGCAGAAACAGGCTGCGACCGGGAAACGCACCCTGGAAGAGGCGCAGCAGGTGTGGCACTGGCAGCAGGAGATCGCGAACCTGCGGAAGAAGAGCGACGACCAGTTCGCGAAGTTCAAGCCGGTCGACGCCTCCAAGTTCGTCGCCGGGCTCGGCCTGAACCTGACGCCGGCGCAGACACGCAACCTGATCGGCGCGGTCGCCGGGATCAGCCGCGGCGGCAAACTCCCGCCCTCCCGCACGGCGGCGTTCGCCGGGGCGGGTGGGGTGACGATCCACAACGCGAACTTCTACGGCGTCCAGAACATCAAGCAGCTGGAGGAGGAGTCGCTGAAACGCGCCAAGGCTCGCCCGCAGCCGCGTCGCGGAGCCCGCTAGATGCCACCCCCGGCCGGCAGGTTCCTGGTCGCGTTCGACGACCCCACCCTGGAATGGTCACCAACCTGGACCGCGTTGGACCAGGCGCACCCGTCGCTGGTCACCAGTTACACGATCGACCGGGGCCGCCAATACGAACTCGACCGCACCGACACCGGCAGGGCGACCGTCGAGCTCAGGGACCGCGACGGCATCCTCGACCCGACCAACTCGAGCAGCCCGTATTACGGGAAGTTGGAGCCGTTGTTGCAGGCGATGATCGGCCGGCTCAACCCGATGGACGACGTCTGGTACACGCGTTACCGCGGTTTCATCGAAGACTTCGACTATTCGTTTGACCGGTCGCAACGGGTGAACATGCTGACCGTTCAACTGGTCGACCTGTTCGAGATCTTGGCGTCGATCGAGCTGCAACCCGGCCAGGCCGGCCAGACACCACCCTTGCAGTCGGAGGGCAACATCTTTTTCGAGCCCGACATGGTGAACGACCGCATCACCGGCATCCTCGGACCGACGCCACCATCAGGCGCGGGTGTTGGGATCCCCGCCGAGTACTGGGTGGTGTTCTCCGGCAACGTCGAGGTGTACCAGACCGTCTATAGCCCGGGCGAGAACGTCCTCTCCGTGATTCAGGAGGCGGCCGACGCCGAGTTTCCCGGCGCACCCTCCAACGTGTACGTCGACCGTTTCGGCCGGCTGGCGTTCCACGGCCGCTACAGCAAGTTCGACCCGGTCGGCGTCCACTCCGGCCTGTCGGATCCGTCGCTGTGGGAGTTCGTGCAGTGGAAGGTCGGCGACCGCGCCGCCGTCCTGGCGGCGCCGCCAGACCAGATGGCGCAGCTGCGGCGGTTCGCGTTCAACCGCGGCCTCTCGAAGGTGATCAACCAGGCCACGTCCACCCCGACCGAAGCGCCCCGCGGCACAGCGCTCACCCAGACGGAACTGGCCGCCCAGGTTGTCCAAGACCTGACGTCACAGGCCAAGTACGGGATCCGGTCCTGGTCGGCGCAGGAGCTGCTGACGCGCCGCCATAAGACAGGCGGCAACACCGACCTGCAGGAGACCAGGAAGTTCGCCGAGTACTACGTCGCGAACTACGCCCAACCGAGGAACCGGGTGACCGACATCGGGTTTCGCACCGTCCGGCCCGGCGCCGCCGGCGCAGGCGAAACCTGGGACCTGCTCTCCAGGATGGACATCAGCCATTCCGTGGCGATCACGATCGCGTCACCGGGCGGTGGTGGGTTCAACGCGGAGCCGTTCTTCGTCGAGGGCGTCCACGAAAACTGCCAGCCATTGGGCCCCGCCTACGACGACGTCACCATGACCTTGGATCTGTCGCCGAAGGCCTATTACGACGAGCCCGGCAAGTCAATCTTCGACGACGACACGGCCCCCGGCTGATGAAGGCTACGAAGCCGATCCTGCACGGCCGCGACCACGTCCCCGGTGGCGCCGACCCGGTGCCGGGGATGCTGCCCGGCACATCGAGCGACTACCCCGGCTTCGTCCGCGGCAAAGCCAGCCTGCTCGGCTACTGGCGGCTCGGCGAAACCTCGCCGGGCCCGTTCGCCGACAGCAGCGGCGTCGGCGAACCGGCCGACGCCACCCGGACCACCCCCGGCGCCGTCGCACCCACCTACCACGTGACCGGGGCGCTGACCGACAACGACGACGGCGCCTGGCAGCAGAACCACGCCGGCACGTTCGGCGGCCCCTCGGCGAACACTCAGTCGGACTGGTTCGTGACGGCCGCCAGCGTCGACTCGAAACACAACTTCGCGAGCGGCGAGTCGTACAGCGTCGTGGTGTGGGTGAAGCCGTTCGCGTCCACCTCTGTGTTTCAGGGCGGCATCATCGGCCGCGTCGCGACGGTTGCGGGCACCCCCGACTTCGAGGGCGGCTGGATCCTGAAGATGTCGTGGCCCGACCTGATCCTGGTCTGGGAACGCGGAACCCAGGCCGACGGCGTGAAGACGGTGGCGTCGCCGTCCGGGCTTGCCCCGGACACGTGGGCGTTCGTCGCCGCCACCCACGACGGTGCCGCCCACACACTGAACCTGTACATCAACGGCACCCTGGTCGCGACCGGGAGCGCCGGCACCGGCGACATCCCCTACCTGAACCTGGGGGCGCTCGACCTCGGCTCCGGCTACATGGACGCCGTGCTCGGCACCCCGGCCGGGGCGGCCGCCTACCAGGGGTCGTTCTACGGTGTCCTCGACGAGGCCGCGACGTTCCAGGGTGCCCTCACCCTCGAGGAGGTGCAGCAGCTGTACGCCGCCGCCCTCTCCGGTGGCGGCCCCGGCGACGTGCTCGGGATCGGCGACGACGGCAACCCGGCCTGGCAGCCGCCCGGCGTCGAGGTCGAACACGGCGGCGGCGTCCCCGAAGAGAACCCGGTCACGACACCGGGGTTTGCCTATGCGGGGTTTCCG